ACCTGCAAGGTATCCGCTAATATTCCATCGACCACTGGGGACTATATAACCCGAGCGCAAAACACAGGTTTTTCGATTTTGGTTTGGCTCAAAGGTTAACCCGTTTGCGAAAATATATAGGGGCGCCACGTATATACCCTGCGGTGCTACGCTGAGGCGGAACCAAACGGTAGGCGTAAAGGCTCAACTCACCGGATCAGTGAGTAAGAAATAAAAAAAAGCCAATAACGGCGGGGGCAAGGGTCACGGGGGGGTGTAGTACTAGTGCTAACAAACTGTCGATAATTTTTTTAGTTTTACCTTTGTGTTTCACGCAGATGTTTCACACGACAGCTTGTCTTTAGGTATTACCTTTAGGTAGCCCCAAATAAAAAGCCCCAATGGCAGGGGGTACCAAAGGGGCTATATGGCGGGATAAGCTTTTTGTTGGCTACATATATATGTACCCCTGCGAGCTTACAACCTCATTGTACTGTTCACATACTATTTTGTCAAGACACCTTCCGTAAAATTTATTTTTTATTGACAAACTGAGCAAATGTTACCCATAATAATCATGTACCGGGGCCGAAATGGCAGGGGAAATCAACTTTTATAGTCCAAGTGAGCAAAGTTCCGAGACCATAAGCCTACGTGTACACCTTTTTTAACACATATATGTGATTATTATGAATTTACTTCCTCAAAAGAAGAAAACACGTGAGTTATCTGACAAACAACAAACCTTTCTTACCGCTCTCTTTGAAAACGGAGGAAATTTCTCCCGTGCCTGCGAAGTTGCGGGTTACTCGCAAGGTTCCATCGGACATCTCAAAGAGTCCTTGGCCGACGAAATCATCGATGGAGCGAGGAATATTCTTGCAGGTGGTGCTATTAAAGCCGCGAATAAGCTTGTGGCGACAATTGACACCCCGGAAATTGAAAGGGGAGACAATATCCGTCTCCAAGCGGCTGAAAGTCTCCTCAATCGTGTCGGCTTGGGGAAACAGGAAACTCACAACGTCAATGTCCAAGCTGTGCATGGCGTGGTTTTACTCCCCCCGAAGAAAGAAATGGTTGTAGATCACGTTGAGTGAAGAAGTTGAAGCCCCGGTACGCAAGCGGGGAAGGCCCAAAAAGGACCCAAATGCGCCCAAAGCCCGCTATAACCTCTCTACTGCGGAGAAAGCGCGTAGAGCGACGCAAGCTAGCATAAATCGCTCAAAAAAAGAGGCGGCGAAAAAACAAGCCGCCGCAAAGAAGCAAAATCAGCGGGCAAATCAGCGTATTCGTGCCGCACAGAAAGTTGAAACAGCCTTAAAAGGCGAGAAGTCCCGTCTTGTAGACATGGGAGATGTTGACCAATTACCTTCACACGTAAAGGAGCTAATTGGTGAATCTGATGTTGTATTTCAACCTAATGCGGGGCCTCAAGAGGAGTTCTTGTCCGCCCCAGAACAAGATGTATTGTACGGTGGAGCGGCTGGAGGCGGAAAAAGTTTCGCTCTGCTTGCTGATCCTCTCCGCTATTGTCACAACCCTAACCATCGGGGGCTTCTTTTACGCCGCACTCTCGATGAGTTGACTGAACTCATATCAAAGTCGAAACAATTGTATCCCAAAGCGTTTCCCGGCGCCACATTCCGTGAAAGTAAGTCGACGTGGGTCTTTCCATCCGGAGCTACTATATGGTTCTCTTACCTCGACAAAGACAAAGACGTCACTCGATATCAGGGACAGGCATTTAACTGGATAGCTATTGATGAAATCACTCAGTATCCCACACCCTATGTATGGGAATACCTTCGGTCCCGTCTACGGGCTACCGACCCGGAGTTGTCCGCCAATCTATCCATGCGTTGTACAGCAAACCCCGGCGGTGTTGGCGGCTGGTGGGTCAAAAAAATGTACATCGATCAAGGAGAGCCCGGTAAGCCCTACGTTCCATCCGACGTGGAATCGGGAAAGCCATACGTATACCCGGACGGACATGCAAAGGCAGGCCAACCGCTCTACTGGCGAAAGTTTGTTCCCGCAAGACTCACAGACAACCCGTACCTCATGCAGGACGGACAGTATGAAGCAATGCTCCTCTCATTACCAGAGGTTGAAAGAAAACGCTTGCTTGATGGGGATTGGGATGTTGCCGAAGGATGTGCATTCCCAGAGTTCCACAAGCTTAAACACTGCGTCGAACCATTTGAATTACCGACAAATTGGCCGCGTATACGGGCCTGTGACTACGGCTACGCAAGCCCTTCGTGTGTACTTTGGGGTGCAATCGACTGGGACAACAACATCTGGGTCTATAGAGAATTATACGTAAAACACTTTACAGCAGAACAACTTGCCGCTAAAATATTAGAAATGGAGGAGTGGGACCCTACTCCCCATTATACTGTGCTAGATAAATCGTGTTGGAACCGTACAGGATACGGCCCTTCTATTGCTGAGACAATGATACGTATGGGTTGTCGTTGGACTCCTTCTGATAGCAACCGTATTGCCGGAAAGATGGAAGTACACCGCCGTCTAGGTGATAATGAGTTTACGAAAGAGCCAACAGTCAAGTTTTTTAACACGTGTACAAATATAATAAAGCAAATGGCGGGAATTCCTCTGTCAAAAACAAACTCTGAAGATGTTGATACCAAAGCAGAGGACCATGCATATGATGCGTTACGTTATATGTTAATGACTCGTACATCTGGCTACACCTCCATCCACAAGACTTTAAACGATATTAAGAATAGCACATTTCAACCGGCTGACGCAACATTTGGTTATTAAATGGCAGAGAAAGATAAAGTTTTTACAATACGTGACATGTTAGAGGCTGGAAAGATTAAGCCTACATCTGTTGCTTGGAAACGTATAGTTGATGCGGGGTTTGATGTAAACGAGCCGTTCACTGCTCTTAAAGACCTAGAACGTTTAAAAGGCCTAGCAAAAGTTGGTGGAAGTACCGCAGACTATAAAAAATATTTGGCAGGTCAAAACATAATTGCACAACAAGCGCAGTTGTTTCATGATCAACAGTTACCTGATGTTTTTGGTTCAAAAGGACTTATTCGGGCAAAAGAATCCCCGCTTAGGGCACTTTTACCAAAAGCGGAGCAATCCCGAAAATCAGATGTCTTAAAAGCAGTCCCGGAAGCAAAAGCTTCTTTTCCCGAAATTGCCAAAGGACTAGCTACGGTACCCGACCCTGATGTCCGAGCGGCGCTAGCATTTAACGCTTTTATTCCGTTGCGTCCCGGAGAAGTAGCTTCTTTAAAAATTTCAGATATTAATTTTGAAACAGGGGAGTTTTTCTCTACGGATGATCGCGGTACAAAAGTACGTAACAAGCTACGTCTACCGCCGTTTGCCTTAGCAATCTTAGAAGCGCAAGCTGATAAAGCTAAAGAAGCAGGACACGAACACCTCTTTTTTGATGAAAGAAAATCGAGGGCTATGAATCCCGCCGCAAGCTTTAGATCGAAAATGACTACAGAGTTTAACCGAGAGGGCGGGATCAAGACGCTTCTTAGTAAATACGAATCAGTTTTCGGTCGTCCTCTAAAAGGCTCAAAAGATTTTCGTAAAATTATCCCGTCTATTACTGCCGTTGAGTTAGGATACGCAGGTCAAGTTAGTGCCATTATGGGTCATGATGACTTAGGTGGCATAGCCAACGAAATGAAAAAAATGACAACCGATTTCTACGTATCGGGCGTTGTTAAAATTGGCGAAGATGGTAAGCCAATACAGCAAATAAGCGAAGAACTTATTGCGCTTCGTGGCATTGAAAATACCTACGCGAAAGTACTCGGTTTAAAAACTATTAATGAACTAGCGGGCGTACTTAATTTAGATCTTCCTAAGTTCACAGGAAAAGGTGCTCCAAAGTACAAAGTCGCACAAAAAGGGGAGTCACTAGATACCACTGAAGCTCAAACAGACGCTAAAGGCACCCGCACTGTTATGGAAGACAGTGATATTGCTGACGTAGAGAAGCGTCGAGATGCTGTTAACGCAGGATTAGAAAGAGATACTGCCAGAGCAAACAGAGAAGCGTTAGACGAAAAAATTGCTACCGCCGAACGTATGGCTAATCCCGACGTCCAACGAAAGCTTATTGAGGGCGAAAAAGCTACAATACGACTTGAAGAGCAGACTGCGGCTATTAGAGCGCAGGCTAAAGCAGAATTAGAAGCAGAATCTAAACCACAGGTTGAGTTAACAGAAGCAACTAAGAGCAAAATTGAAGAGGTACGTGAGCGTTTAGCAAAGATAGCAGATTCACGTGTCACAAAAACTATCGTAGGGGGTCTGCCTATAGTGGGCATACCTTTAGCCGCATCTCAGCGAGTAGAAGCCGCGGAACAGCGTATAGCCGCTGGAGAAGGCACGGTGCCAGCCTATCTAAAAGAGGGTGCGCGGTTTGTAGCTGAAGAGTTTACGCCTCTTGGACTACCTATTGCCGCCGCTGAAATTGGGTCCGAAATACACCAATCTACAAAAGAAACACTAGAAAAGGACGTTGCAAAACGATCACAAATAACTGATGTCAACGATTTTGGCACAGAAATGCAGATGCGTAATTTATTTGAACAAAAAAGGAATATGCAATGAAAGATATCATGAATGCTGACAAGTATAGCGTTGACTACAATTGTGGCGAAAACAACCTCGTACGCGAGAAGCTACAGTTCGGTACTGATGCAAACACTGAAGAGCTAATCGTAGACGCTGGAAGCGTAAACAAAGGAAAGCTTGACTCAGCTATTTTGAATTCAGACAAGCAAAGCGCACTATACTCTTAATTAAGGTATCTAAATATGTCGCAAGAGGGCTTTTTACAAGCTCCGGATAGCGGTTCTGTGTCTGTAGAAGATGCAGAAACTGCAATGCCCGGACTTGCCGCGTATGTGCAACACAAGTTTGAAGACTCCGAAAATGGTCGCCGTTCTTTTGAGCATCGGTGGCTTCAGGCGTATAAAAACTTTAGGGGCATCTACGACTCTACAACACAGTATAGGGATTCAGAACGGTCACGTGTATTTATAAAAATCACAAAGACAAAAGTCCTCTCTGCGTATGGTCAGATTATTGACATTCTTTTTGCTAATAAAAAGTTTCCAATAGTCGTAGAGAGCACTCCTATTCCTGATGGTATTGCTAAGTATGCTCACATGTCAGACCCGACAGACGAGCTACGCAGTCCTTTTGGTTTTCCCGGAGACGGGATGGGGCTCGACCCCGGAGAGACTGAAATTAATTTTGGCAAGTACCAAAACATTGCGGACAGTTTGACCAAGGGTCCTGCAATGCCGGGGATGCCGCAATTAGAGCCTGCCGCAGAAGCGGCCCGTGCTTTAGAAAACACTATACACGATCAGTTACTCGACACTGATGCTGTAAACGTATTACGTTACGCTGTGTTTGAAGCCGCCCTGCTAGGTACAGGAATTGTAAAAGGACCTTTTAACTTTTACAAGCGTTTACATAGATGGGAGCGCGGTGGCAACGGAGAACGCGAGTACACTCCAGAAGAAAAAATTGTACCTCGCATTGAGCATGTTTCAGCATGGGATTTTCATCCAGACCCGTCAGCAACAAGCATCGAGGATTGCGAGTACGTTATTCAACGGCACCGTTTAAATAGGCAACAAGTACGAGCCCTACTAAACCGTCCGTATTTTGATGCGGATGCTGTTGAAAATGTGCTAGTAAAAGGCCCAAACTACGAGGATAAGTACTACGAAGATACTATCCGAGAAGACGACACTCAGCCTAATTACAACGAAAGTCGATACGAGATTTTAGAATACTGGGGTGTATTAGACGCCAGTATGGCAAAGCAAGTCGGACTAGACCTGCCAGATAGCGTGTCAGGACTTGACCAAGTACAGATTAATGCGTGGGTCTGTGGTAGTGAAGTTTTACGGTGTGTTTTAAATCCGTTCACGCCAGCACGTATTCCTTATCATGCTGTTCCTTACGAGATTAACCCGTATCAAATCTGGGGAGTCGGCGTAGCAGAAAATATGGAAGATGCTCAGTTGCTGATGAACGGCCACGTGCGTATGGCAATTGATAACTTAGCACTAGCAGGTAACCTCGTTTTTGACGTTGATGAAGCGTCCCTTGTTCCCGGGCAGAACTTCGACATTTTCCCCGGGAAAGTGTTTAGGCGTCAGTCCGGAGTTACAGGAACTGCAATTAACGGGCTGAAGTTTCCGAATACAGCGCCTGAAAACATTCAAATGTACCAAATCTCGCGCCAGCTTGCTGACGAAGAGACAGGCATTCCATCCATTATGCATGGACAAACCGGAGTTACCGGAACTGGTCGGACCTCTTCTGGGCTATCTATGTTGATGGCTCAAGGAAGTATGTCGGTAAAGACAGTCATTAAGAACATTGACGATTACTTACTAAAGCCGTTGGGCGAAGCGTATTTTCAGTGGAATATGCAATACAACGAGGACCAGCCTGACATCGTCGGAGACCTTAGTATTAAGCCCAAAGGTACCTCCGCAGTCATGCAGAAAGAAGTCCGCTCACAGAGGCTTACAACGCTTCTCCAGACGGTTTCTAACCCAATGCTTGCGCCGTTTATTAAATTACCAAATCTTGTTCGTGAACTGGCTATCTCTCAGGACATTGATCCTGAAGAGTTAGTAAACGATTTAGACGAAGCCCAACTTTACGCAGAAGTTCTAAAAGGACTACAAAATGCTCAACAAGGAACAGGCCCAGAAGGTGGGCCCGCTGGTCAACCATCCGCAGGCATGGGAGGCCCTGACGGCGTATCTAACGGACCTCCACCAGTTGACGCTTCGGGGGTTGGTGACGGCACAATCGGAACGGGAAATGTTCCAGTTGCAGGGGAAGATGGTTTTACTGGAAACCCTCCTGAACCTGAAATCTAATCATCAAAGCGTAGTCAAGACAGAGAAAAAATAATAATGTACGACGACTATAATGCAGATCGGTTTGATCCTGATGAAGGAGATGTCGGCAGTACTCCGGAAACAACTACGGAAGCTCGTAGTTACTCTGATTATCTAAAAGATAAGGCCAGCACACAAACAGGCCGTGATAGACAAGAGACGCTCGATAAATACAACGAAGAGTTAGATCGAGAACTCGATAGAGCATCAGATCAGTTTGATAGACTTACAGAAGCGTATGAGACTACGTTTGGAAGTGTTTTAGGTTTCGGTGGCAAGAGAGCGACCATTGCTGTCGATGCTATGGGAAATGTCAATACGTATAACCCTTTTGGAGAGCGTGTTAACGCAGAAACCGCCGGTGATTTAGCGCGGATGCAAGGTGATTACGAACTATCCCGAGAAATCTATAGCAACATGGACTTTGGGCGTGACGTTCCCGGCATAGGGGATAACCTTCAGCGATTCGGTACAGCAATAGCAAACCCTGTTGCTGAACGTTTTGGAACTTCTCTCACACGGGATTACGTTATAAATGCTGAAACTGGATTTATTGGTGAGATACAAGATGATTTTGCTGGTATGGATGCAGTAGGCAACGTTATGGGTTTGGTAGCACCCGGCGGCGTTCGAGTAGATACTGCTCTAGCTGTTGATGCAAGAACGGGAAAGGAGATGATGTATCAAGAATCAAGCTCGGTATATGGGCAACACTCTTCCTTAAAAACCCCTGAAGAAGTTGCCGCAGATAGAATAAGAACAAGAAAACAGCAAGAAGCTAACCGTGGACAGGACAAAAATCCAGCACTTAATCCCACAGTCCCCTCTAATTACGCCGCTCCCCCGCAAGCTCGTTCTAGTATTTTACCTTACTTTTTACAGGCTACTGTGCCGAGCATATACCCCCAAGTGTATCAGCTATTTAATGAGGGCGGTAAAGTAAACAATGTAGAGGGAGAGATGAGCGCCGTAATGGCAAACCCTCAAATGGAAAATGCTCAAGAGATAGCTAACAACCCCGATAAGTTTTTAAAGAACCCAAATCTTGCTACGACCGCAGAAGAAACTCAGCAAATATACGCCTATAACCAGCAGATACTAGATATTGCTAAAACAATTCCTCCCCAAGTAAAAACTGCCGCTATTGGAGGTGTACAAAGTGATGACGATCACTTAAAACAAGCACTGAGCGATGCTGGCCCTGTTGGATTTATCGATAAGCCGCCAGAAATGTTAGATGAAGCAACGACGGTAGCAGATGATGTGCCAATGGAAGTACCAGAAGGAACATTCATCATCAATGCGGCGGCAGTTGAGTTTGCAGGGTCTGAAGATATTAAAGCAATGCTTGTTGCGGCCATGAATGAGGCAAGAAAACAAGGAAAAGTACCGCAGGGGGATGCAACAGACCGTGATCGAGAAGATGCCGTTTCTTTATTAGTATCTCGTGGTGAAGTCGTAGTGCCACCAATGCTAGCCCAAATTATTGGCTACGATAAGCTAAATAAAATTAATAACCGTGGTATTAAAGAAACAGAACGTCGCGTTGAAGAAAATGGACAGAGTCCAGAAGCCGAGGCTGTAGCACAAGGACCTGAGAATCCCGCAGAAGGGGTTGCAATGAACAAAGGCGGCACTGCGGAACAAGAAGAGTTTGATATCTTTGATATGTACGCTAAAGACGTACTAGGTGTCGTCGAGGGAGAGAAAGACGATCCCCATGTTCCAACACCTAGTTCTGGAGTCACTATAGGGAGAGGTGTGGATCTATCAAGGTTCTTACCTGAAGAGTTTGCTCGTATGGGCGTTTCTGACGAAATTATCCAGAAAACACGACCTTTTCAAGCTCGGGGCATGGGCATGTACGGGCCTAAAGGACAAAAAGCAGAAGAAGTAAAAAGCTCGTTAAATCTTTCTTTCGAGGAAATTCAAGAGTTAAACGACAAAGTTTACGAGTATAAGAAAGCTAATTTTAACAAAGATTTTCCAGAGTTTAAAGAGGCCGGACCAAAAGATAAGGCTATGGCTTTTTCAGCGTACTATGTTGCCGGAAGGAAAGGGATGAAAGAAAGGTATGTAACCTTTTTAGACACGTACAAAGATACCGGTGACATTATTAAATCGATGGACAAAGGGTTTTTAAAGATATTAAAACCCGGCGATACCGAGTACAACCGAGCATTTAACGCTATTAATTGGTACTTAACCGCAGATGATGGTGATCTTATGCGGGCTAGTGCTGGTGAACAAGCTAAATATACAAAGGGCATGATTGAAGCATTCCGGCGTAAGGAAGAACTTCAGAATGCTCCCGCAGGTTCGATTCCTCCACCGAGCCGCGGAAAAATTTAACGGCTACCCTGCAATTCCGCAGGCCCCGTAACACACTACGGCTACCCTCAGCCATGAGGCACCGTGAGATAGGAGACTAAAATGGCAAAACAACGTGGACATCGCGCAAACAAGGCAAATGATTCTTTCGGCACGGTCAATAACGACCAACTCTATAAAGGAAAATACCGAGAGGAAGTTTACCAAGACGACGACGAGACTGTAGAGGCAACGGACCCCTCACAAGAAGAGGCTACTCCAGAGCAAGAAAGCGAAAGCTTTGCACAGGCACCTAAAGGATCTGAGACTGACTATAAAAAGCGGTATGACGATCTTAAACGTCACTACGATACAAAACTTGACGAGTGGAAGAAGGAACGTGAAGAACTTTCTAGTGCCCGTCAGGCAGGAAAAGATAGCGGGTTATCGGCATCTGAGTTACCTAAAACTCCAGAGGAGTTGGATGACTTCAAAACTAAGTACCCCGACGTCTACGCAATCGTAGAGACAGTATCATCCATGCAAGCTCAAACAAAGCTTGAATCGTTAAAAAATGAAATTGATACTCTAAAAGATAGAGAGCAAGAACTAGAGGTACAAAGTGCCTATAAAGAACTGGTTTCTGCACACCCAGATTTTAATGATTTAAAAACGGATGAAAAGTTCTTGATGTGGCTAGATGAACAGCCAGCTTCTATAGCTGATGGTATCTATAAAAACAATAAGGACGCTAGGTGGGCAATCCGAGTTGTTGATTTGTATAAAGCGGACGTAGGTGGTGTTAAGAAACCTAGAAAGTCCACGCAAGACCCAGCCGCTGTTGTCACTAAAACTACAGCAAAAGATGTGGTCAACGAAGCTTCAGGCGAACAAAAAGTCTGGAAAGCTTCAGAAATCGGCAAGATGAAACCTTGGCAATTCGAGAAAGTGGAAGCAGAAATCGATGCCGCAAGAGCAGAAGGCCGAATTGATTATTCACAATAACCCAATAACTATCTCATAAGGAAGGGTAAACAAAATGGCATTTCCAAGCGCATCAGGTTATACTAACCTGCCAAATGGGCACTTTACTCCAGAGATCTTCTCTCAGAAGGTCCTGAAGTTTTTCCGTCGTGCTTCTGTCGTAGAAGACATCACCAACACAGACTATGCTGGTGAAATTGAAAACTTTGGCGACACAGTACGCATCATTAAAGAGCCTACAATCACAGTATCAGCATACACTCGGGGAACTACCGTTAGTGCACAAGACCTGACAGATGCTGAAACAACAATGGTCGTAGACAAAGCAAATGCTTTCGCGTTCGCAATCGACGACATTGAAGAGCGTCAGTCACACGTTAACTTTGAAGCGTTGGCTACTTCTTCAGGTGCTTACTCATTGAAGCGTAAGTTTGACGCTAACGTCTTGCAAGCAATGGCTGATGGCGCAGGCGGAACAGGTGCTACCTTCGGCACAGTCGCGGCTCCTATTGCTATTCACGGCGCTACAGGCGGTGACGCCGCTGTTAACTTAATGTTGGCAATGGCGCGTAAGCTTGACGATGAGTCTGTTCCAGAAGAGAATCGTTTCTTCGTAGCTCCTCCTGTGTTCTGGGAGAACCTGTTCAAAGCAGGCTCTAAGTTTGCAGAAGTTCAGGTAACAGGCGACGGCACTTCACCACTTCGCAATGGCCTTGTTACTCAAGGTAATATTGCAGGTATGCAGTGTTACAAGACAACTGCACTCAACAACTCAGGTACTGATGTTGTAACTATCACTAGCCAGCTTGACGACCAGTATGTCGTAATGGCGGGTCACATGTCTTCAACAGCAACTGCATCGCATATTGCTAAGACAGAAGTCGTACGTGATACAAGCACCTTCTCTGACATTGTACGTGGTCTACACGTATTCGGTCGTAAGGTCTTGCGCCCAGAA